CTAATCCTATCTGCCATCCGGATCGATGGTCTAACGTCCTGTAAGCTTACACCATTTCCATCAAGAATATTTTGATAAACGGTTGTATGAAGGTCGTCAAAACCATTTAAAAAACTATATTCATAGTCATTTACGATAAATAGTCTTTCCTTTTTTTCATTGATACTTTTCGATAATCTAATAACAACATCTGCCCTAGAAAAGATCAATCCAAATGTCAGTACATCCTTTTGACATTCAATAATATTAAAACTAACTGGCAATCCGAATAAACAGCCTAGAACATCAAGAAGGTGTATTCCAAGATTACTTACCATCCCTCCGGACATCCCTTCTGTTCCCTTCCACGAAAAGTCATACCAATTACCGCGTGGCGCCGAATACTTAACAACTACATCATTGTCGATTTTAATATTATCGAGGTGATTCTTAATCTTTTCCGTTATAGGGTGATAACGTAACTGTAAAACTGTCCATACGCAATTTCCAGTCCTTTCCTCTATCATCATTAAACGATCAAGATTTCTCTCCCGTAGAACGGTTGGTTTTTCACAGATCACATCGGCCCCAAGTCTCATTGCCCATCCACAATGAACATCATGAAGCCAGTTAGGAGAACAGATAGAAACATAATCTATAATATTTCCATCATGTATAATTCGTTCACAATACCGATCCAACCGTTCAAACTCTCGAAAATATAAAGCATTTGGAAAATAGGAATCAAGTATCCCAACACTGTCATGAGGGTCCATTACAGCGAGAAGGTTTCCGCCAATATCCTTAATGGCCTTCATATGTTGAGGAGCAATATATCCAGCCGCCCCGATTAGAACAAAATTAACCATTCAGGATCTCCTCTTCAGGAATATCCTTATAATATTTCGCAGGAGAGCCAAGCCACATCTCCCTCGGTGGTACATTTTTGGTAACGGTACTACCCATACCAATAAACGAATTCTCTCCTATTGTTACGCCAGGCGTTATATGACAAGCCCCTCCTATTCTAGCAGCCCTCCTTATCATTGGACCGGCTAGCACAAGCTCTATATCTCTACCGTGGACAATGTTTTTTGTATTGGTTGTAATTGTTCCAGGGCCAATAAAGACATCGTCCTCAATAACGCACCCCTTAGTGATATGACACTGAGGCTCGATTAAAACCCTATCCCCTATGATACTATCTCCCTCGAATACTGTTAGGTGACTTACCACAGAATTGTTACCTATTTTCGTTCCAGGTCGCAGAACGCAGTGATGGGTAATTATGACATTATCTCCTATCTCGCAATCCTTCTCAATTATTACTCCATGACCAATTCTTACATTCTTCCCAAATTTGGTTGACCAATGAATTGGATATTCTTCACCGAGTAGACTAGCATATTTCTCCTCATACACATAGGCCATTTTCTTTAATCCTTTCTTCCTGACTAATAATTTTCTTTATAAACCTTAGATACTTTTTGGCATCATTTATCGGCCTCGCAGGATTTCCCATAACCGTCGTATCGTCAGGAACATTCTTTGTAATAACGGCCCCAAGACCAAGAAATGCATTTTTCCCAATTGATATTCCATTTCGAGTACTGACCCCTGTCGCGACGGTTGAGTAATCACCCAAAACAGTTCCTCCTCCAAAAACACTAAAACTCGCGATTGAGCAATGTTTCCCAATCTTAACATTATGGGCAATATGAATATGACTATCCAGCTTAGATCCAATTCCTATTTCTGTATCAGATAGTGTGCCACAATTAATAACTGTATTCGCGCCAATATGAACGTCATCGCCTATCGTCACCCCTCCAATATGAGGAAACTGAACTAACTTATTATTTTCATCCCTTTCATATCCAAAGCCATTAATTCCTATCACAGAGCCAGCATTTATAATTACATTGTCACCTATGATAACCCTTCCCATCATGGTAACATTGTTATAAATTCTAACATTGGTACCAATAGTACATTCCTTATCAAAGAAAATCTCATGGTTATTGGAGCTAATATAAGATGGACCTGGCTCTGGATAAAGTAACTTTAAAGCTTTAGCAAAATTTAATCTTGGATTAAGACACATAATATGAGTATTTTTACTAAAATCTTCTATGTCTGTTCTCCCAGATTGTACAAAAATAATACAATTCTTAAGTTGTTTTGTTCTTTCATAATATTCCGGGGAACAAAAAAGCAAATCTCCATCCGCTGCCTCAAATATAGATACTGGTTTTCCTACCTCTCTATTTTCTCCAAAAAGTTGTCCTCCTACTTTTGTCGCCAAGTCTAACGCTTTCATTTCATATAATCCTTTCACTTTATAATTAACTGTATGGGCTCAAACGCTTCTGCCCACTTACCATTAACCTGGCCACCCCTAAACCTCATTAGGCTATGGACAAATTGAGGATCGCTATAGTTCTCTCTTTCCTTCTGCGACTCATAGGCATCTAAAGCATAAAATTTTGCCTCAACATCCATCTCGGATAACTCAATAAAAAAATTAGATGGAAACCTAAAATTATTTCTTGGCATCTCATATCCTAAGATACTCCTAAATTTAAATGCCCTAATTCCCTCCTCTGATATAACCTTATGGTCTTGATGGGTATCATACGTCGACGGAATCAGAACGAGATCTGGGTCAATTCTTTTTCTCTCTTGAGTTAATATCTCAAGAATTTCCTGCCGAAAATAACTAAATTTCCGAACTTTAAATCTTAAAATCTTTAGGCGCTCTTCATAAATTCCTAAACTACCAGTAGCCTCTCTTGCCTCTTTATCAGCAATATCTATATCAAAAGGAGGCTCTTTTGATTCTTCGCATATACTAAAAATTATATAACTTACGGCAATACCATTTCTTATCAGTTTCGAAATGGTTCCGCCACACCCAAGAATACCATCATCGGCATGTGGATCCAATACCAATACATGTTTCATCTCATCATTAATCATAGTGAATAATCTCACTTTCCGATACATCCCTCACATATCTAGCGGGATTTCCAAAATATACCCCAAATGGTTTTGTATCCTTAGTCACAATCGCACCGGCGCCAATAAGACTCTGCTCACCTATTGTAACCCCTGGTAAGATCACCGAATGAACAGCGAGACGACTTCCCCTCTTAATCGTAACTGGTTCGATCTTCGCTTTACCACGAATATGCTGAATATTTCTAGTATTGGTCAACATGGACCGGGCGCCAATATAAACATCATCCTCAATTATTGAACCATATCCTATATTGGCATACTGATAAATATGAACCCTATTACCAATAGTAGCATTCCCCTCCAATCGGCAATAATCTCGAATCAGACAACGATCCCCAAGAGTAATATCTTTTCCTAGATAGCAATAAAGGCCAATCGATGAATCCTTTCCTATTACAACATTAGACTCTATAATTGTTCCAAAACCAGCTCTTATAATACCACCAAGTCTAATATTCTTATTAATCGATACACCTTGTCTTAATACCGGAAATTTCCTCATCTCTGAATCTTTCTAGCTGGTATACCAACATAAGTCTCTCCTGTTGGGATATCAGAATTAACAAAGGCTTGAGCCCCCACTACAGCCTCTGATCCTATTATCACCCTAGGCATAATCTTCGCTCCAGCTCCTATATAGGCGCCGAGACGAATAATGGTTCCTGCCACCTTATCATTATCGCCAGACATACATATTACGCCAGGTCCAATAAATACCTTCGGATCAATCTGTGTTAACGGTCCCAAAATAGCCCCGCACTTTATAATTGTCTGCTCTCCTATAATACTATTCCAACCGATCCGAGAATAACTACGTATCCAAACATTATCCCCTATCTCAACACCTTCCTGAATCTCCGCATAATTTTCAATTACTACGCCTTTACCTATTGCTACTCCTGCTCCTATTACACAAAAATGACCTACTGTCACATCCGCTCCATATGTAATCGGTTCGGTAAAGATATTACTCATTCCCTGTTTCATACTTTTTTAATCCACCTTTCTGGATGGAGTGATAATTGTAATAACCCCTTCTCCATCGCATTAAAATACGAAATAATACCCAGACCATCCGTAGCATCTCTGGGCTCAAATGGTTTTGCTTCTCCTGGTTTTGTAACAAGACCTATCCAGTCTCCCCTTGAGTCTGAGAGATAAGCATCATATAGCATAAAACTCGCCTCATACTTCAGATCAAAATCCTTTAGAGATACCTTCTCAAAAGAGAAATCTGTTCCTCCTACGTTTTTTAATAAATCAAATTCTTTCCAAATCTCATAATTGTAATATCCCATATTGCTGGAGTGAGGACTTCCATGGGCTGCAACCCCTTCAATTCTAATTCCGTTTTCCCTAAGAAAATCAAGATCTCTTTTAATAAGATCCTTTAAAGGAATATTTTCAACTAAATATACCGATAAATAGTTATTGTGTAGCCCTATATCATGGCCCCAATCCTGAATACTCTTTACCTTGAAAAGAAACTCTTCTGACTGTTTCCAATATACCGAACTTGAAAGGAGATAATAAGTTGAGTGAATATTGCTCCGATATTCTTCCCTCGCAAATAGCAAAGCAAGATCCAGACTCACATCAATATCATGACGAATAAATACTTCCTTATTCGATTGTTTTCCTATCTGTCCAAATAAAACACCATCTCCATTTATCGAATCCAACAGCTCGAAATAATTCGTCTCCGAAGGAACCACAAAAACAAAATTCGGATTTCTTGATTCCTTCAATCCCGAGGTCTGACTAACTAATTCAATCACTTCGTTATATCCTTTCTTCAATCTGTTTATACAAAAAATCAGCAAAATGATCCGCTGTATAGTTCTCTTCTATTAATTTGCGACCTGTATCTGCAATTAACTGATGTCCACTAATATCCGCAAGAAACCCTTTAACTCTCTCCTCAAAATTCTTTACATCGACATATATACAATGCTCATAATCCTTAAACCCAAGGTCCTCATACTCCTTATAATATTGAGCGAAGGTCACACATCCCGCCAAAGGCATCTCAAAATACTTACCGACAATATAGTAGTCATTCAATGCTAATGCACCAGCCCACTGCTTCAAAAACTTACCATATTGAGAGCCCTTCGGTGTACTATGATCATATACCCATGGCTTAATAAAGGTGATATAAGGCTGTAGAAACGCCCATTTTCTCATTACATATCCAAAGGTATAATCAAATTCTGTTATTGCTCCATTACCCAAGACCTCTTGTTTTCTCTCTTTCAACGGAATATCATATGATGGAAAAGACGGAGCCAAAGGAAAATAAATTAGCATTTTCTCAGCTTGATCTTCTCCAAGAATAGGAGAGAAATATTGAAAATATCCTTCTTTGGTAGCACAAACAATATATTCTATACCCCTTCTTTGCGCCCTATCAAGACGCTGTTCGGCGTTCAACTTATGAAATTTCATATCATACTGTGAATGTATACCATACAGCTCATGCTGAAATGGATCACCCATACACTCGATTTTAAGAGCCGAATGCTTAGCGAGACCTTCCAGCTCAATATGATGCTTAGAGTTTATATCGTAAAAAAGAACTACATCGACATTGATATCTTCCATCGAGCAGCTAGTCGATATATGCGTTATCTCATCCTGCCTTCCCCACCTTTTGAATATAGCCTCAAGCATCCCTCGGTATATATAACTATACGTATCCGGCCTGAGTTTATTATCTAAAGGATTGTAAACCAAAGCTATCTTCATCTTTATCCTTTCTTAAGCGAATCTCTCCAGTAATTGCTTCATCATCTGTCCGACCTTTTCGGGACCAAAGAGATCCTTTGCTTGTTTTCTTAAAGCAATGTGGTCAGTCGGATATTCCCAGCATTCCTTCATTGCCAAGGCAAATGATTTTAAATCCCTCGGCTCCGCAGTAAAAGGTGTATACTGACAGCCAAGCGGTGCTACCATTGGTAATCCACTAGCCATCGACTCCCTCACTATCCTGGTCGCAATCATATTCGGGGTAAGAATAAAGTCGGCACCTCTATATACGTCCGCTATATACGCCATCACCCCAAATGTTTGTCCAACCACTCCATTATTCTTTCTCTTCTGCATACGGGCAAAAAAGTTAATAGCGCTTGATTTAGTAATCGAAATCCCGTATATATGGAGTTTCGCATCTGGATAGAAATTCTCTCTAAAGTACTGTGCTGCAAAAATCAGATTAAATGGAGTTCTATCCTCCCTCCATCTATCAGCAACAACAATATTTGGACTTCCTTCATGCTTTCCAAAACTATGTCGAAGTCCATCTGGAATATATGTATTCAAATCTACCGGAGGAGGAACAAAAAATATCTTAATCCCTAGCATTCTTGACCAGTAAAATAGATACTCAGGCCAGAATGTTATAAATGCCTTATGCTTCCCTTCACTTGCTGCCTTTCTTAAAGAAGAAATAACAAACGCTGTTTTATACTGCTCCAATCTAAAGGAGTTTTCAGGTCTCCCATGCAGCGCACATATTACAGGCTTCTCATCTAAAATCTTCTCAGGAATAGATGTATGGCGGACTACAATATCCGCCTCATCAAAAGCCCAAGCAAGAGGAACTGTATGAACCTCTCCGTCACTTAGTTCATTTCGATTGGTTCCTTTTTTATCAGATCCAAAATCCACAAACTGAGCATCAATTCCCACGGATCTCTCGGCCAATATAAGATCTTTAACAGTCTCATATTGGCCAGAGCCGTGAGGTGCAAAAATAGCAAAATGTGCTACCTTCATATTTACTACCTTTCATTTTATTGTTTACGGCACATCAGACGTATATTTTGCTACAAAGTCTGACATAATAGTTTCAAACGCAGCCCACGCGGTTAAATGAGTACCAAGTGTAGCTTCAATATCAGAACAAATAGTTTCTAAAGCATCTACTTTTCCCTCTATGGCCACTATATCACTTCCTATATCAGAGAGAGTTTCAGCCGCATCAGAAACATAAGTTTCGACTACACCAATGGCTATGGCTGCATCTGAGACTATGGTCTCGACCGCATCAATTTTTCCCTCTATAGCCACTATATCAGAGCCTATATCTGAGAGGGTCTCAGCCGCATCAGAAACATAAGTTTCGACTACACCAATGGCTATGGCTGCATCTGAGACTATAGTTTCTACCGCATCAACCTTGCCCTCTATAGCTACAATATCGCTATTCATATCAGAGAGAAGCTCGGCTGCATCAGAAACTATGGTTTCAACTATACTCATCTCATCAGCAATATCAGAAATCTGGCCTTCAATAGACCCTGCTATCTCAGTCCCAATTCTCTCCCATCCACTGGAATCAGTGCTCATCCCAAAACAATTAACATAAGAGAAATTTGGAGCGCTATCAATATAAGTTGTCCCAGAAGCAACCCTAATATAGACATCTTCCACAACCCCAGTAGCATCAGTATCAGCATCTATTCCAGGCTGAGTGGCCGTATTAATTAAAGTCCCTCTTTTAATAGAAGCTCTTAAAACCTCATCTGCCCCTGTTGTATTATCAATACATCCAACCGAAAACTCTCCCTGAACATGAAAATTCTCAAGAATTAGATCATCAACGCCATCGAGTGCTATCGCTGAAATCGCCCCAGTTTTTCCTGCTCCTGCTCTATGGAGCCATCCGTCTATATGAAGGCGGGCAGCACCAGCAGCAGCAGCGATAAAATCATCCGCATGATATAAGGCATTATTATCTCTCGTCTCTATATTATTCAGAAAACAATCAGCTCCAGATATAACCAGCCCATTGTTGAGATTATCTATCGCGTTTACCAGGAGTAAATTCTCCAGTGTGACTGAGGCTACCGTAATTGTCCAGGTGCTTGCAGTCGCCGTGAACGTAAAAGTAGGTCTATCAGCACCACCACCAATCCCTATTATATGAGCCCCCGCTATTGCAACCGCAATATCAGCGGCACTAGCAACATTCTCAGCATGGCCGGGCATCACATAGATCCGGTCTCCATTATTCGCCGTCACTTGAGTTACAGCATAATCAAGAGTCAAAAACGGCGCATCCGGACTTCTTCCATAACTCGCTGAATCCGCCCCAGTAGTGGTCTTCCCAGAATCAACAAACCAAATATCTCCCGTGGTCATCGACTCATTAACAACCGTAAACATACCTCCTTTCTGTTTTCTAACAAATAAAGGTGTTTTTGTTTTAAGTTCTGCCATTTCTTTACTGCCTCCCGGTGGGTTTAAACCACCTGTGGATCAAAAAATTATCTTAATTGTACAATCTTGTACCAATCTATATCCAATGTATTAACCTGTCCTTCCCCTGTAGTACAAGCAAACGACAGAGCCATCTCTACTGCTGGAATATTCGCAACCGTAGTTGAGGTTGCCGTAGTATTTGCTGTTCCATCAATATAAGGCGTCACCGAAGTCACCCCATTCACATAAAACCCCAGTCTGACCGCTGTATTATTAGAGAGATCAGACAAGGTATCAACTTCTGAACCAGCTCCAGCAGTTGCGCTAACCTCAAAATCAATATTAGCATCTCCGTCATGGGTATGAAATCCAATAAGATCCGCCGGATTACTACCTATAATATCCGTATCCGTAGTAGCTAATCCGATAAACCAATTAACCTTTGTAATATCATTTCCCCTCACCGAACACTCAAACCATATATCCTTATCAGCGGCAGGAAGAAATATCTCACCGTCTGATTGCATTTGGACCCCATGCCCGGTAGAGTTGTTGGGAGTCAACTGAAGCCAACCCCCTACTCTATCCGCCATCACTAAAGTTCCAGTTGTAATAGCAGTCACTGTAAAGCCAGGATATGACGATGTACTAACTATTTTCGACGGAGCAAAATCCTCAAACATTCCATAGGCTAATTCTGGACTAACATGCATAGACCTCAAAAGATTAAAATTTGCAACTCCTGTTACGTCTCCCGGAAGAGAGAGAATTTCCTTATTTTCAGTCCCTGAATACCATGCCATCCATCCGCCAGCATCTTTTGCACTAATCCTATGTGCCATTATTATTTACCTCCCGGTGGGTTTAAACCACCTGTGGAATCCTATTTATCTCAATTGTACAATCTTGTACCAGTCTATATCTAAGCGGTTAACCGAACCCTCCCCAGTTAGACAAGCAAAAGATAGGGCCATCTCAACAGCTGGAATATCCGCCGTAATTGCAGTTTCAGCCGTTCCGTTAATGTACGGAGTCACAGACGTAACACCATTAATATAAAAACCCAACTGAACCCATGTATTATTGGCAAGATCATCTCCCGTATCTGTCGGGGTTCCCGTCCCTGTAGAAACCTCAAAATCAATATTTACATCCCCGTCATGAGTCCAGAAGCCAATAGCATCATCAGGATTTGTTGCGATAATAGAGGTATCTGTTGTACATAGCCCTATAAACCAATCAACCTCCGTTACATCATTTCCTCTTACCCTACACTCAAACCATATATCCTTATTGGCGGCAGGAAGAAATATCTCACCGTCTGTCTGGATCTGGATACCATTATTCTCCGTCCCTCCCGAGGTTAACTGAAGCACTCCTGTAGCGGCATCAGCCATCACTAAAGTACTAGCACCGACAGCCGTTGCAGTATATCCAGGCAAAGACGATGTCCCTACAAGATCGCTCGGTGTAAAATCGTCAAAGTGACCATAGGCCAATTCCGGACTAATATGCATCGCTCGAAGCTGAGTGAAATTAGAGACTCCTCCCTTATCCCCCGGCAGACTCAGGATCTCTCTAGTTGGGGCTCCAGAGGTAAAAGCCAACCAACCTCCTACGCTTTTACTATTTATTCTGTGCATATTGTTTTCTCCCGATGGGTTTAAACCACCTGTGGAATTATTTGGATTTAACAGCCCTAGCCAACATTCTATGCTTCGCCGGAGCCTGCATTTTCTCTGTCTTTTCTTCCTTATCCTTAAGAAGTTTCGCAGCACCTCTGGAGATAAGTATATCAGCCGTAGCCTTTTTTATTGTCATTGTATGTCCCTTTGGATTACCCATCCACTCAGTCTTCAGTTTTATCTTCGTAAATTCATTTTTTCTCATTTCTCTTCCCTTTCAACTTCATGGAGCTCACCGGCCTTATCCTCTTTAAAAACCTTTATTTCAACCTTCTCAAGCCCACTACTATCTTTCTTTGGCTTAAGCCCCTCAGCAAAATGGTGATACGTTACGACGGGATTATAAAGAAACTTATCGTCTGTAAACTCCAAATAAGTATCATCCTCATGCTCATAGGCATACTCAATCCACAATTTATGAATATAATCAATCACCCTCTGAGGCTGAGTCGCTGAAGAAGACTTATCCACAAATGTATCTGTAATCAATTTCTCCTGCTCTAACTGTTCATCTGTAACCTTCCACATATCAGATCGACCAAACTTATTCTCAAACTCAGTACAGCCTCTTTTAAGAATCACCCTCTTAGGGATCTCCGTATCCTCCACTACATCAACTTCGTCTAATAATACAGACAGAACCTGATCATTTCCTATTGCCTCTTTAACCGTCTTATAGCACTTAAGGCCATTCTCTAGCCCTTTGTTATAGAAATACCCTCCATAATTAGTATGGACTGTAGGCCTTACTTTTTCAATCCCACATTTACACGGAAGATTAAGTGCAAGTTGAAGATCTAATAAAGCGAATAGCTGCTTCAGATTTTTGGGCTTAACAACCACCTTATAGCACTCCTGACAATTCGACGGAATAATATTAATTACATCAAACATGATCTTATGCCAGAGTCCACAGTTAAGAATCGCACTATGAAGGGTATGATGCCAGCCATAACCAATGACGGGCATTCTTCCTATAACATTAAGCTTATAATCCTCCGTCTCATCAATATAGAATCCCGCGTCCTCAAGAAGAATACTCACCTTACCAATAACGTCATGCTGAAAAAGATATTTATAATAGTTTTTCCTGTCCTGATACTTCATCCAAAAATCCTTTCTGTATTTGAAGGGAGCCTAAAAATCTCCCTTCAAATACAAATAAAAGGTTAGTCTGTAATCGACGTGGGCAGATTGCCCTCATACCTTGCGTTATACAGCTCAGCAATAACAGAATAGAAATCAGTATTAGTTCCAGGCGAACCAATAGCAATATTCACACAGTCTCTAGGATACGTAAAGGTAGAAGTCAGCATAGAGCTATGAACCTCCACCACATACTTCGTATTAGCCGCAGCTAAATTAAAGGTACTCGAAGTGGCTGTAGTCCTGGTAAGAGTATCCCCCGTACCAGTCCAGTATTCTGCCATAGCTAAAGATGTTGAACTAGAGCCAGATACATTAATTGCTTGATTCAAAGTAACAGCAGCTGTTCCACCAGCAAAAGCGCCGGTCACAACTATAAATCTCAAGCGATCGTATCCCTTCATCGAAATCCACTCGGTCGTAACTGCAGCGGAAGTCCAATCCAAAGGAGCAGCAATAATCACTAATTTAGTTGTTTGACTTAACATTTGATCCATTTTTACTTACCTCCATACAAAAAAATTTAAGAAAAACGGGATGCACCAAAAAAATACATCCCATCAAAATTACCAGTTAATCCTATGCCCTTGCATCCAACCCAACAACAGGACTGATATAATCAGTCGTCGCCTGAGGTGGGGTCAGGTATGTAGGCCACCAGGGCTGCCCATCAATCCGAAATACAAACCTAAAAGCAGTCTGATCGTCGGCAAATTTCAAATGAATAGAAGTATCAAACTTACCTGTCGCTCCCTGACCAGCCTTCATTCCAACAAGATACTGACTCCAATCCACCAGGAGTATATCCCCGGCAGTTCCCAATGTAGAGCAATGTTTGTTAAATACCAACGGACGGCCCATCAAGGTATTATAAGGAATCCCTGCAGCCCCATTAGCGGGCATAAATACCGGAACGCCGCCTGTCCCTACATCCAAAGCCATTGTTGCCAGCTGAGGCAAGGTATTCTCATTTGCGAGCCATATCGCATTTCCGCTATCATTAATAGCTGCATACATTTTAATAATATTCTCGAAGACTATCGTAGAGGCTGCCTGTCCGGTCTCAATCGTAATCCCATGATAACAAGGTGCATTTAGAACTCCTAGAGGTTGACCTGCGCCTGTTCCCCGAATAAGTGCCCGAGTGATCTGAAAATTAAGCCCGTCACGGAAACCATTCTTAAGAATGTTCTCCATCGAGATCGGGCTATCCTCTAACAACTCATCCGAAGAGTAAGCCAATCCTGCTATCTTTTTCAGACTTAAGGTGATCCGTCCAATCTTGGGGCGTGATGCAGTTTTAGCCGCAAGCTCATCTAGCCACTTCCATTCAATTCCTCCATATACCAATCCACCACTCTCATCAAAACCATTGACATAAGGAATCTTAATGGTATTAACCCTCATCGGAACGTTTGTACACCGAGGCAGGATCTCATTTTTCTGTTCAACCGCAAGCCAAAGCTCATTCTTAAACTCAGGCGGAATCAAAAATCCACCATACTCGGCATCATCTGTAGACAATGTGGTTGCATCTGCGGCTTTGGTAACCTCTTCCCATGCCTTAAGCTCGGGAGAAATGGTCCGATATCCAGATTTGGTTGTCTTATAGACATCATGCGCAAACTGCGAAAGAGTGTAAAATCCTCCTGTAGGGTCCTTGGCCAAGTTAGGTAGTCCGCTAACGTCCGTTTCCTCGGTATCTACTAATACTCTGGCTCTTTTCTGCTCAATGGATTCTCCACCGACACCTATCTGATCCACAATCTCTTTGATTTTCTCGTCAACTTCATCCTTGATCTCGTCCATGGACACCTTATGCTCGTCCGCTAACAGCTTTACCGAATCTTTGACGGCGTTACCGATCATTTCCTCAAGCTGACTCATATTTAATTTCTCACCCATAATCAATTGTCCTCCATAAAATTAATATTTATTTTCTCCATAAGGCATCTCCGGCCCGTCAAGGACCTAACGCTTCTTAGCTCCTTCTCCGTATAACACGACCACGAGCAACATCAAGACGCTCGTCGATCATTCCACTAACTGACGATTTCAGATCCTTAAGATTTTCCTTCTGAGCCTCCGTTAAGGATTCCTTAACCGTTTTTAAAATCCGTTTTACATCTATATCCCTCGAAATGTCCACAGCCGGACCACTATCATCCTCTTCGGATAACTCTGTAGCAGACATTAAAGCCTTTAATGCCAATGTGGCCTGATCCATTCCGTCAATAGCCGACTGAATTGTTTTCCGATTCTTGGCTGATATAACTCTTCCTGCCTTCTCAACCAAATCATCCGTCAGCTCTATTATTTGATTATCATCTTTATTTATAAAATCCAGTTCTACAAAATCTTCCTGAGGAGCCTTAATCTTACCTTCCTCGTCAATTATATAAAAGGTCGTATCTGATTCCACATTCTTATCAATCTCAACTAGATGCTCAACAAGTTCTTTTTTCTCACCCCTAACATTAGATATCAGCTCCCTCTGTTCCTCAATTTTTCTCAAACTCATTCTAACAGCTTCGGGCATCTCCAACTCTTCATCATCCTCCATTAGGGATTTTGCAAACGCAACTAACTCGTAAATATGTGCCCCACTATATCCTATAGTCTCAGAAACAAAACCATCCAGATCCTTCTCTACCACCTGCCCTCCGGTCCATTTCTGAATCATCTTAGAACGAATATCTGAGTCAGGTAGATCGAAATTTAGAACATCATGAAATCTACCAGGCCTATCTATCAGGGCATCCGGCAAAGTTTCCGGATAATTACTTGTCAGCATAGTAACAACACCGGTGGACTGTTTCAATCCATCCATCTCGGTCTTTAATAGATCGGTGGCTCGTGCATGAAGCCAATTATCAATATCCTCTACAAATAAAATAGAAGGAGCCAGTTTACGAGCCATATCAAATCCAAATCCTATCCCTCCAGCAGCCCCACTCCTATAAAAATCCCTAGCGGATATCCATATAAACGTTACATCATCAAGCACGTTCGCCATAATCCTTCCAGACAGAGTTTTACCTGTACCAGGAGGTCCAATCAATAAAAGTCCTCTATTCGGAGCATGCTGTTTCTTTTTCTCCAACGATCTAAGAGATAGTTGAAGCGCCTTAATATTCTTCTCAGTTAGGAATACATCATCCCAGTTATGATCTGTTTTCTCAATAAACTGCCCACTAAGGGAGAACCTCTCTCCTTTCAGCCAGTTGTTCTCCTCGATCCACTTGTGAACAATGTTCATAGCCTTATAGTAAACACCAATATGCTTGTGTTCAACGAACATCGTTAGTACCAGACCGCCCCATGATGGTCTCCGCTTCATAACAATAGGGATCTTCTCTATTTCTATTTCATTGGCTTCCTTCTCCTTGTATGCCTTATAAAAAATTGTTCCCTCAATTAAAAACTCTTCACTGATCTTAGAGTTAAGCTGAATAACCGATCTAGCCGGAGGTCTCTCTGTCCCGTCATAGCCAATATTCCGAACATCCTGAACTTCCCAATCCTTTACTGCAACCTTTAATCCACTTAAATAATTACCAATTGAAACAGACGGTATCGTAATCGTTGTCTCTGAGATATTTTTCATCTCACAGCCCAAAAACTTCTGTATAAGCCCATACTCCACAGTACTAGCCTCCAGAGGTTCTTCGGCTATATCAAACTCCTTTGAAAGAGTCGGATTCCATCTTACATTTTTCTCTTCGTCAACATCGTTCTCATAGTTAAATGTCTTTGCTTTTAATGGATTAAAATACTTTTTCTCTTCCTCTGGTTTCTCCTCTCCTTCTGCCCCATCGGTCATCTTTTTGCCACACTCCGGACAGTCGGAAGTACTACATACAGTCGCACTCAGCCCCTTATATCCACAGTCAGGGCACTTACAATAATACTCACCCTCAGGCTTTTCCTCTTTATTAGATTTTCTAGGCGGCTTCTTGGATCCACACTTTGGACACTCATCCTCTTCTCCGTCAGATGCATATTCAAAATCACAATCCGGGCAGTTAACCTTCTCGGGTTCATCGTCGACCTTTAGAACACCCAGAGGCTGATCCACACCAATCCCTTCAATTTTTTCAGCAACCTCCTCAGTCACCTTTTCAACAACAGCCGTCATTTCATCTTTTGATACTGTTACCGTATCAGTCATATCTATCTCAATGGTTCCTTCTTCCCCAGGTGTCTCGTTCCGAATCAATGTCCGGCCTTTCTTTTCATTATTATCCTCAACGATCTCTATCACAAACGCATCATCCTCATTAGCGGATTTCTTTGCATCATCAATATCTAAAAATAAACCCTTAGAAACAGCCAACTGTAAGGCATCAGGGTTACTCGGAACCGGCACATCGCTATACTCTAAAAGTAAGCTCCTCGGATACACCCTTTTTACGCCCTCAAGATCCTTCTCGTTTAGATCCAAAGCCTTTAGATCCAGGTTCTTGAAATCAGCCTCCTCCACCTGCTCGATAGGAATAAAGCCTATTGACTTGGCCATTGGAAAGCCAGCTTTTCTATAATTATATATCTTATGCCCAATACTACTCTCGTCTCCGACAAAGTATTCCGTTTTGGCTACCAAACCTTTATCGTCCAGTTTGATCCACATATTCCTTCCAGGAGGTACATCATCGGGCCTGTAATTATGGCAGTATAGAACAACAGGATGCTTACGGTAATCACCCAGCTCTATTCCCTTCGGAACCACCAACTCATTATCTCGATCCCTAGCCTTAGTAGTTATATAATCGACACTCGCATTTTCGTTTTCCTTAAACTGTGTATCCGATGGCACGAGCCCCTTCCGTACAAGCTCCGCTCCCTCAGGATTAACCCCAGCCTCCTTCATTGCCTTCGCGGCCCAGTCGGGCAGATTTGTATTCTCCAACGGAATTCGTTTCGTTATAAGCTCCATTTCGTTTTACCTCCGGACTTATTTCCTTCTTTCAATTTTTCCAATAAAAAAGGCCATCTACCTTTTTGGTAGTGGCCTTTCGGTCTGGGTTATGGTTGTTTTAAGTTATTTTATGGGTTCAAATACTATATCATTCTTTTGATCTTTTAAAGGCTTAGTATGTTTGTTATCTCCTATAAGAATTTCATTAGGAATCTCATCAGAAAATGCCTTACAAAAATTTACATAATCATCTTCTATATCCTTACTTAAATTTATAAAATGCAATCCTTTATAATTCCTACAATTTACACAAATATCTATATGTGGAGGAATTGACTGTCCCATTATCTTCTTATCCTATCTAAAACTTCTTCTTCGAAAAATTTTTCTAGTTTTTTAGGCAAATGTTTTTTATAAAAGGGACTTGTATATTGAGAAAAAGCTTCAGCAAAAAATTCTGTACGTTTAGAATTAGCATAATCAGAAATTTTATGGGCATGAAAACCCGCTTTATAAATATCTTTTAATACCTTCTCAAATTTCGTTGATGACGATATCATTTTTAAATCACCATCTATAATATGAGCATATTCATGCCTAACATTTTTCTTTATATGGCTTTCATCTTTAATCCAATCCCACCTTCTTTTATTTTTCTTTTCCCAATTTTCAATATTATCCCATTCTTTTGATGTCCATTCCTCAGCAAATGTTATTTGTCTTTGTTTCCAATTAGATGAATACGATGCCTTCCCTGTTCTATTTTTATTTATATGTAAAATAGATATTTTAGGTAATTTGATATTAAAATCTTTCTGGAACCTATCAATTTCCGAATTAATTATATTAAATTTTTCTAATTTCTTTTTCTTACTTAATAATTGACCACCCCAAAATTTTGGGCGACTATTTTTATACGCAATTTGATCAACTAAATCTTTATCCTTAACCCACTTTTCGGCCTCGTCTAATGTTTTGGCCGGTTTAAAAGGTTTTGCAACCGCTTTCTCATCAATCACAGGGATCAATGTACATCTGCACCGCACATGGAGAGGCGGAAACCTTACATTCTCATAAGTTATCTCATAGGTAGCAGTCCTATCTAGATCCGAGTCATGACCGGATATCTTATCACCCAGCTTATAAAACGCCTCCCCAAGCTTAATTCCATGCTCCTCACCAAACCTTTCTCCCGCAGCCTTACAAAAAATACAGACACGTTCATCTTCTGCTGTTAAAAATTCCTTTCCAGAAACAACACCGCTCTGAACGTATGCCTCCTCGGCCCCAGCATTACTGGCCCAAATAGTCTCGGTCCTAGCGATCATCTCGGCCCGATTCGGTATTGCATCACCCTCGAAGTAATCCTTGATTCGATTTCTTAGGGTCGGCATCCCCTCCCCAGCGGCAATACCTGTGGCTAGTCTTTTTCGAATCTGTGTCTCGGTGGTTCCTACAACCTCTTTAGCAAACCTGATTGTCCTCGCCTGAAGTAGATTCTGGACAGCCGGATTAGTTACATCAAAGCCAACACCCACAACAGGTATGCTATCCATCGCCCTACTACCGGCGGTGACCGCAACGCCCTCTATAACCTCGCCACCCTGCTGTGCAAAACGTTGTTTCCACTGCCTTCCAGAGAACATCCAATGTTCGATATCCGATTCCTTCGCTTTAGAGACAGACTTACCTTTTGGCATTTTACCAAGAATATCCTTCTCCATCCCTCTAAAAAGAACCATTAGGACATCATAAAACTTTTTCTCGCCGGGATCTGCAACCTTTTCAATAAACTCTCGCCAAATAGCAGTCTCCCATTCCCGGCGGGTCATAGATCCATCATCTAACTCCTCCAATATCTTCTCGGCAAGGAGGGCTTGAAATCCCGGATCACGCCATAAGGTAGGGCTTATATCTACGAATTCTCTCATTAACATTCCATAAAAACAGCGAAGGGCTCCGTAGTAATTATATGGAGCCCTTCGCCCAAACAAGGAGGAAAAAATATGAAACGGCCGTTTGTGCACCGGGAAAATGTCTACCAATCATTAATACTTGCCAAGGGTTGTTATTTCTCGTTTTTACGTTGACCGGCCATGCTGCCCACCGCATCATTGCTGTCAACTCGGGCGACCTCCGTTAAGGTTAGGCATTCCTAAGTCCGTAACAACCGACCCGCGCCCTACATGGCAAGTAGTTTACTTATTTATTTTTCTTTCCTATATGTTCCTTTATATTTTGATGCCCACCAGATATAGCCTCTCAGGTAAACCCCTAGCTTATACTGGGCCATCTTTAATCGAGTATGATATTTATCCAGTGTCTCGTCATCTCTTCTTTTATTCGGATTCATTAATAGATCCTTTCAACCCACTCTAATCTTAACCAACTTCGTATTTTTTAACCAATTTTTCAGCCAAATTTTTCTTATTGTTCCGATACTATATGAGATTTTATACTGCTGACCAGGACTTAGAGTAACCGACGAATTGGAAAGAAATAAATCCTGAGCAGCAGCATCACCATAATAACAGACACAATCGGAACCAGACGCTTGAAAATACTCCGTGACGTGCCTCCAAACCATTGTCTTGGACCATATATCATGCCAGATCATCCAAAAAATAAATACCGTCCAAAATATCCATATCGTAATCGCTATTATCCAGTCCATTCAAATCTCCTTTCTTAAACCGAATCAAAAATCTTTATTGTAATATGATTCATGCCAATAAGCCTAAGAACCGCTCTAAAAAATCGACTCTTTATTCGTATTATTTTCGTTTTCCATCTAACATTTTTCTTAATATTATTAATCCAGCTCCACTGAATACCGCCATAACAAATCATAGTAAGCCATTTTTTTTCATTCTTATCAAAGGCTTTTATTCCACAACTCTTCATAATCTCGTCAGGAGGATAACCCTGGAGTTTAAAAAACCTATGATACTTAACTAATGTGTCTAAAACCGCCTCTGCCTCCTTTATCCCATTAACCTTTGTATTAAAATATTGATCATTCAGCCTAATCCAAATCTTTATCTTACCCTCATCAAAAAATTCATAGTTTAGATCTGGTTTACTTTTAATAGAATCAATAATATCGTTCACTGTCATATATTGTGTATTATCTTCTTTCATTAATTCTCCTTTTTTAAACCTCAAGATTCTCAATTTCCTGTTTCTTAGCGGAAATCTTCTCTTGAATCTGGGGCTCAATCTCCGCTGCCCATAACTTCAACTCTTTTGCAGCCATCGTTTCCATATCACATATATCTTTTTCGCTAATTTTTTCCTGCTCGTTTTTAATTTTATTGAGATCACGAATCTCATTTATCTTTTTATCAAGTTGATTCCAATAATGACATAAAATATTTCTAGCCAAAACCAATCCTTTTTTCTCATTTTCTAAGCGATTTAATTTTTCTTTAGCCGCCAATATATCACGGTATTTCATTGTTGCTCCTTTCTTAAACCTTAAATATATTATATTATAAAAACCCAAAAAGCTTAATATTATCTTTATTTTTTTAATAATCTCTTTTGCTCTTTACATTAAGCCATACATTATAAATAGTCCTAAAATAAGACGGAAAACTATTTTTAGACTTTGGAAATCTCTTCACAAAATCTATTCGGTAATAACAATGACAAATCAAATTTCGTAAAAATCTATATATCATAATTAATGCCAGTATCTTTTCGCCTTCCTGCCAATGGCCTTGGCAACCGTCTCGGCTACCTCCTCCAAGTCCTCAGGGGACAATCCCCCACCCATCTCCATTCCAGCCATCGTACTAGCAGGAACAATATTAGTGGCAACCCATGGCTCATCAAATCCCTCAAACGGCTCCAGGCCATCTTCCGTTCTAATCTCATTCACAGCTACTATCCCTGCGCCGACATACTCAGTCCTCTCCTTGACCTTCGCATCCCGATCCTCAGGAACGTTATCATCAAAGGCCGCAAACAGGTTCTCGTCATATCTCGGCATTACCTTCTCATTAATCTTCTGCTCGATTCGCATCAACCTCGGCTTTATCGCAGACTTCTGAAACGAATACTCCGCCATTTCAGCATTGGCTCTGTTAGCCTTCTCATCATACATAGCCAGGCTTTGTCCATAACTGTTACAGATCTCCTCCTTTACAGACTGTCTACCCTTAATAAAACTAATCTCCCGCGGCCCATAGCCAAATGGTGTATATCCTATCCCCTTCGGGAGGAAAGGACTCTTACCGGCATTCTTCGCACCCCTAGTTAG